CCTGGGGCAAGCTGTGGAACGCCTGCGAGTGGGCCACGGCGCGGGAACACCAGGGCCTCACCAAGGGCAGCGAGGCGTTCTACCGGCAGACGGCAAAGCTGTTCGCGGAAGTCATCGACCAGACCCAGGTGGTAGACGGCGTGCTCCAGCGGTCCAACATCATGCGCTCCAGCAACGCGGTGGTAAAGCAGGCGACCAGCTTCATGGGCGAGCCTATTATGAGCCTCAACCTGCTGATGCGGGCCTATGACCAGCCAGAAGCGCGGCAAGGCCATCAAGACCATGGGCCGGGCAGCCACGGCCCTGGTGGTGACAAACGTGGTGAACGCTCTGGCCCAGAGCCTTATCGACGCCATGCGCGACGATGACGCGGACAAAAAATACTGGGAGCGCTTCCGGGCTGCGTTCACCGGCATCTCCGGTGACGAGGAGACCCCCTGGGAGAAAGCCTGGAACGCCATCATGGAGGGCAACGTCGGCAGCAACATGAACCCCCTGGGGCAAATCCCCTTTGTGAAGGACGCGCTGTCCATCATGCAGGGCTATGACGTGTCCCGCACGGAAATGGAGATCGTTACCGACCTTATCCAAGCCGGGCAGACAGCCATCCAGAGCGCCGACGGCCAGGGCAAGCGGACCAGGGCCTACGCCCTCAAGGGACTGCTGGCCGCCGGTGCAAAGATGTTCGGCATCCCGGCCTCCAACCTAACGCGGGATATGTGGGGCCTGGCCCGGAGCGCGGCGGTGGAGACCGGCAACATCCCGCTCCAGTATGAGATGGAAAAGGCTATCTACAACATCTCCAACACCGGCAACAAGAACCGCTATTACGCCATTCTGTACCGGGCGCTGGAGCAGGGTGACATGGACACCTACCAGCACATCCGAGACGACCTGATGAACAGCATGGGCGTGGACGGTGCAAGCATCGAGAGCGCTATGCGCAGCCGCTACAACAAGGCCGTGGAGAAGGAACCGGACTACACCCTGCCCCAGAGGGCGCGAGACCTTATCGGCAGCAGGGACAAATACGCCCCGGCCAAGGAGAAGGAGGAGACCTTCGGCGCGGACGACCTGGGCAGCAGCGCCTACCGGGCATACTCCGACCAGCGGGCCAACGACTACCGCAGCATGGCCGACGACCTGACGAGCAGCCCTATTTTCCAGGGAATGGACGACGAGACCCGCGACAAGGTGCTCAAGGCAGCCTATGATCTGGCCGACAAGAGCGCCCTGGCGGACCATTCCGACGGGCAGTACGAGGTCAGCACCAAGTGGATGGCCCAGGCCGACGACGCAGAGGCCCAGGGCATCGAACCCTGGGAGTACGTCCTGTTCCACACCGCCTACAACGAGATGGAAGGGACCAAGGACGCAGGCGGCAAGACCGTGAAGGGCGAGGCCAAGAGCGACCATGTGCGGGAATGGCTGGAGGACTTCTCCGGCCTGACCGACGAGCAGCGGGCTTTCCTCTGGGGGACCGTCTACACCAGCGAATGGTAAAGAAAGACCGGGCAGCGGATCGCTGCCCGGTTTCTCTTATTTGGAGTGCCAGGTTTTCCCGGTACTCTCTTGCGTGAGTGTGAGACCGCCGCCCGTCTGGGCGGAGTATGCCTCCGCAAAATCTTCAAATGTGCTGCCGGTATATCCGGCATCTGACAAATCACTCCAGAGCCTCCAGCAGGTGCTGCCATACGCCGTCGGCCCGTATTCGCGGTCCGCTTCCTCACGCTGCGCCTCTGCCTTTTCCCTCAAGAAGCTGCTGGCAGCCCCATTCTCCCGCTCACCCATGAATGTGAGCCATTCATCATAGGAGATGTCGATGCACCCGGCATCGGACAGTTTTTTCCATTCGGACCACGACGAAAATGAGGGAGCGGACGCGTTCTGCAAGCTGCTTATCTCCGCCTGGAGCTGCTTATTCTCCGCCGTCAGGTCATCCCGCGCTGCCGTGAGCACGGAGACACGGTAGCCAAGGATGCAGGTGCATACCACCAGCAAAGCAGCGGCTATGCAAAGCGGGACCACCGGAGACCGCTTTCCCGGCTTCGGCTGTTCAGTCTCCACGCCCGGCGGGGTCTGGCCCGCCTGGATGAACGGCGTGCCGCACAGCTTCTCCCCCGGTTTGGGAGAAAGGCTTTCGCAGTCACACGGCTTTCCCTCCGGGACGAGCTGCCCACACTTTGGGCAGGTGTACCACCGCTCCTTTGATATGGCTGGTACGGGCTTTTTCTCCAGGATGCTCCTTGCAAGGCGATAGAACACATAGCCCCAGAGCAGGGCTGGCATAGTCCGCACGGCGTTCCCGTCGTATGTAAGGAACTGCCACACGGCCCATACGGCAATCGTGTACACAGCGCTGAATATCCGCAGGTATCGGACACGGAGCGGTTTCTTTCGGAGCAGAGCCAGAAGCATAGGCCCTGCCCCGTATGTTGCAGCGGTCACAAGGACGCTGACGGCAAATTCAATCCAGATCATAGGGCAATCCCTCTCTTTCAAATTTTTATCGGCTTCGGGGCGAAAAGGATGCGGGGCTTTGATATGCTCAATGGGAAAGGCAGGTGATACCAATGGAGTGGAACATCATTGTGGGGCTGGTATGCACGGTGCTGGGTGCGGTCATCAGTTATGCCACCTTCTCCCGCAACAAGGGGAAAGACGACAGAAGCAGCGGCCAACAGCTCGGCACCGTTTTGACAGAGCTGGGGTACATCAAGTCCAACACGGACGAGATCAAGACGGAACAGCGGGAGCAGCGCAAGACCAACACAGCGGTGGAGGGCCGTCTGGCTGCCGTGGAGGCCAGCGCCAAGTCCGCACACCACCGCATTGACCATCTGGAGGCGGTACGAGATGAAGAACATTAAGACAACCACGCGGCGGCTGTTCGTGACAACGCAGATCGCCGCGCTGGGGTGGGTCACAATCTCCTACCTTATCGCCCTGTACGCCACGGTGCGGCTGGGCCAGGTGTTCCCGGTGGCGGACCTGTCCAAGCAGGCCATCGAGACCATCCTGGGCGTGAACGTCCTCAAGGTGGTGGAGAACATCTTTGAGCACAACGACGGGGTGGTGTTCGGCAAGAGCAACGCACCGGAGAAGAAAATCAAACGAGATTGCTAAAGGAGGAAATCGAAATGAAAACCTATATCGGCACGAAAATCATTGAGGCGGTCCCCGCTATTCGCATGGGTTGTAAGGTCTACGAGGAGGACCAGCCCATCCCCAAGAGCGTGTTCCCCGTGGAGGAGGGCTATAAGGTCCGCTACCCGGACGGGTACGAGAGCTTTAGCCCCAAGGCAGTGTTCGAGGCGGCGTACCGCCCCATCGACAGTATGAACTTCGGTCTGGCTATCGAGGCCATGAAGAAGGGGCAGAAGTGCAGACGGGCGGGCTGGAACGGAAAGAACCAGCACATTGAGCTGGCCTCTGCCATCAGTTACACGTCCCCGGCTGGCACAATCGTCAATGCCGAGCACGCGGCTATTGGGAACAAGGCCATTGCATTCTGCGGCACTTCCGGCGTGCAAATGGGATGGCTTGCAAGCCAGGCGGATATGCTGGCCGACGACTGGGAAATCGTGGAGTAAAGGAAGGAGCACATCATGGATATTACGACCATCATTGAAGCGGCGGCTGCCCTTGTGGCTGCCGTCATCACCGCCGCGGTCATTCCCTATATCAAGAGCCGGACCACGGCCCAGCAGCAGGCGGAGATCAATGCCTGGGTGAAAATCGCCGTGACGGCTGCGGAGCAAATCTACCGTGGCAGCGGGCGCGGCGAGGAGAAGAAAGCCTATGTCCTCAACTGGCTGGCGGAGCACGGCATCACTCTGGACGAGGACCGCATCGACGCGCTCATTGAGGCCGCCGTCTACGAACTCAACCACGGCGTTCTGAAAGAAGGTGCGGGCAATGAGTAACAGCCCGCTGGTCAGCTACACCAAGCTGTCCCCCAACCATTCCGGCAAGCGCAAGCACGCCATCGACACCATCTCCATCCACTGTATGGCCGGGAACCTGTCCGTGGAGCGCTGCGGCGAACTGTTCCAGAACAAGGAACGCCAGGCCAGCAGCAACTACGGCATCGGCAGCGATGGGCGCATCGGTCTGTATGTGGACGAGGCCAACCGTTCGTGGTGTACCTCCTCCGCCAGCAACGACAACCGGGCCGTCACCATCGAGGTGGCGAACACCGTTGCCAAGGACCCGTGGCCGGTCTCCGACGCGGCCTACAAGTCCCTCATTGATCTGCTGGTGGACATCTGCCAGCGCAACGGCATCCCCAGGCTGCTTTGGAAGGGCGACAAGTCCCTTATCGGAAAAGTGGACCAGCAGAACATGACCGTCCACCGCTGGTTTGCGGCGAAAGCCTGCCCTGGTGACTGGCTTTACAGCCGCCACGGCCAGATCGCCGCAGAAGTCAACAAAAGACTGGAGGCCGCAAAGGCCGGAAAGGATGAAGAAGCTATGGACACCAAACAGCTCACGAGCTGCGCCGACACCGGGGACAACCCCTCCGCCTGGGCCAAGGAGGCTACCGACTACTGCAAGCGCAAGGGTATCTTCGCCGGAGACGGCGCGGGCAACTACGGATGGCAGAAGCCCATCACCCGTGAGGCCACGGCCCAGATCATCTACAATCTGCTGGAGGCCGCCGGGATGCTGGAGAAGCTGCCGGACGTGAAGTGAGATATTCCCACTTTTTGTACCAAAACGATAAAGGTTGTAAATCTTTATTACAAAGATAGTCCTTTTCCGTGGTACTGTCAAGGTGCCAAGGAGGGGCTGCGTGTGAAGATTTACGATTTTGAGGGACAAAAGAATATCTCCGGGGACCGCATCCACCAGGTGCGGGCGACCAAACGCATCTCCCAGGCGGACCTCGCTGCAAGGATGCAGGTCAAGGGTGTGTTCATTGAGCGGGAGGCCATCAGCAAGATAGAGACCGGGGACCGCTTCGTGACGGACTACGAGCTGATGATCTTTGCCGATGTCCTGGGCGTGACGATGGACTGGCTGACCGGAAAAGAATAAAAAATTTTGAAATCCCCCTACGGATAGTAGGGGGATTTTTGCATCTTCCGGGGCTATTGACATGGCCGAAAAAAGTGTGCTAAAGATATACAAATGCTATGCAAAAGTATTGCAAATGGAGGTTTTCCTATGCCGAGATATAAGGGCGCACACTTGACCTGGAACGATAGATTGACCATTGAAAAAATGCTCCGCGAGGGGTACAGCAAGCCGCAGATTGCCCGCTATCTGGGCGTGCATCACAGCACGGTTTACGACGAGTGCCGGAGGGGTGCGGTGGAACTGAAACGCAGCGACCTGACCACCTACATTTCCTACTCCGCCGACGTCGCCAAGGACTACCACCTGGACCGCAAGAAGAACATGGAAAAGCCCCTGAAAATAGGCAAAGACCACCGGCTGGCCCGGTGGCTGGTCAAAACCATCTCTGAGGGGTATTCCCCGTCTGCTGCCTGCTCCATGCTGGGCAAAACGCCGGAGACCACCTTCTCCTGCACATTATGCCGTCAGACTGTGTATAAGTACATCGAGAACGGGGACTTGTGGCCCCTGACCAACAAGGAGCTGCGCTACAAGAGCGACCAGAAGCGGACCTACAACCGCGTGAAAGCGGCGAAAGCCCCCAGAGGGGACAGCATCGAGCATCGCCCGGAGCACATCAATAACCGGGAGGAACCGGGCCATTGGGAGATGGACAGCGTGGTGGGCAAGAAGGGCACCAAGGCCGCCCTGTGCGTCCTCACCGGACGCGTGACGCGGGACGAGATCATCCGCAAGATGCACGACGACACCGCCGCCAGCGTCGTGGGCGTTCTGGACCGACTGGAGCGCCGCATGGGGACCGCTATGTTCCGCCAGGTGTTCAAGAGCATCACCGTGGACAACGGGAGCGAATTTGCCGATTGCAAGGGCATGGAGCGCTCCTGTCTGCTGCCCGGAGAGAAGCGCACCCACGTCTACTACTGCCACCCCAGGTCCCCCGGAGAGCGCGGCAGTAACGAGAAGCAGAACCAGCTTATCCGGTGGTTTTTCCCCAAGGGCACGGACTTCCGCAAGGTAACACAAAAAGAGGTGCGCCGGGTCCAGGACTGGATAAATAATTACCCACGGTTAATCCTGGACTGGCACACCTCTGCGGAACTTTTCAACGTGTTCCTTGCAAGCCTATAAAGCCTATAAAAAATTTTTCAAAGAAATTCGGGTTTTACTATTGACATTTGGCGCCGCAAATGCTATCGTAAAACCCGAAGGATGAAACAGTCCTTCGGGCTTTATTTTTTCCCAGGAAAGGGGGTGCGCGTGATGGCCTGCAAGTACCTGGATTTCCAGGACCGAAAGAAAATCGCAAAGATGTACCAGGAGGAAGCCCGCGTGCTGGACATCGCCTACAAAATCGGATGCCACCCCGCAACGATCTATGAGGAGCTGCGACGAGGCGACACGGGCAAGCTGGACAAGAACCAGCGCCCGGAGTATGACCCCCGCCTGGCTCAAAGGACGTTTCAAGAGGCAATCCG